ATAATAAAATATCAGATGCTTTGAATACTGAATTTCACGGCGAAGAACCTGTGAAAGAAATTGTTCAGTCAAAAAATACACCACACAATGAAAGTGATTTGGGCGATGATTATTCTGTCGTTCGAGGTAACCTACAAGACATCATTAAAAAGGGAAATGAAGCAATAGAAGGAATCCTTGAAGTTGCTTCTGAGGGCGAATCACCTAGAGCATATGAAGTAGTAGCACAGTTGATTAAAAATGTTTCTGATGCAAATAAAGATTTGATTGAACTTCATAAGAAGATGAAAGATATTACAAAAGAAGAAACAGCAAGAAGTATAAAAACCACCAACAATGCTATTTTCGTTGGGTCTACAAAAGAACTTCAAGACTTAGTTAAAAATAAAACAAAAGAATTGGGTGGGGATATAATTGATGTTGAAGTGTCTGGAGATTAATTTTGGCAAATCTACCAACTGCATCCTATCTCGGTAATCACAATCTAAAAGCGTCTGGTGTTAATGTTGAATTCACCAAAGAACAGATTAAAGAGTATGTAAAATGCTCAGAAGACCCTTTATACTTTATTAAAAATTATGTGAAAATTGTTCATCTTGACAGAGGGTTAGTTCCTTTTGATTTGTATGATTTTCAAGAAGACATTGTAAACAAAATACACGATAATAGATTTATTATTGCTAAACTACCAAGACAGAGTGGCAAATCTACAACTGTCATTGCTTATCTTCTTCATTATGTTTTGTTTAATCCTTCTATGAATGTGGCGATTCTTGCCAACAAACTTGCGACTGCAAGAGAACTGCTATCAAGATTAAAGTTGGCGTATGAACATCTTCCTATATGGCTTCAGCAAGGAGTTGAGTCGTGGAACAAAGGCTCTATTGAATTAGAAAATGGTTCTAGAATTCTTGCTTCTGCAACTTCATCTAGTGCAGTTCGTGGTGGTTCATTCAACATGATTTTCTTGGATGAATTTGCCTATGTTCCCCACAATGTTGCTGAAGACTTTTTTAGTTCTGTTTATCCCACAATCACATCTGGTCAAAGTACAAAGGTACTTTTAATTTCAACTCCTAAGGGGTTGAATATGTTTTATAAATTTTGGATAGATGCTGTTGAAGGAAGAAACGATTATCTTCCAATTGAAGTTCACTGGAATCAAGTTCCAGGAAGAGATGAAAAATGGAAAATACAGACAATAAAAAACACATCAGAAGACCAGTTCAAGGTTGAATTTGAATGTGACTTTATTGGTTCTACTGCAACTCTAATTACTTCTACTAAATTAAAATCAATGCCATACAAAGAGCCTATTCTTAAAAATGCAGAAGGACTTAAGATGTATGACAAGCCCACTGAAGGCCACACATATGCAATGTGTGTAGATACATCAAGAGGACAGGGCATCGACTATAGTGCTTTTATAGTAATTGACATTACAGAATTGCCCTATAAAGTAGTTGCTACTTATAAAAATAATGAAATATCACCTATGGTTTATCCTACTGTGATATACAGATTAGGAAAACAATATAATGATGCTCACCTTCTAATTGAAGTAAATGATATCGGGGCCCAAGTTGCAGACATTCTACATGCAGAAATGGAATACGAACATATTTTAGTTACCAGTGTTCGTGGAAGAAAGGGACAGACTATGGATGGTGGTTTTGGGTCAAGTCAAACTCAATATGGAGTAAGAACAACAACTGCTGTAAAAAGATTAGGTTGTAGTATTTTAAAGAGTTTGATTGAAGAGGATAAATTGTTGATTGATGATTTCGACACTATCAGTGAATTGGTTTCCTTTGTTGCACATAAAGATTCCTTTGCCGCAGATGTCGGTCATCACGATGATTTGGTTATATGTTTAGTCTTGTTTGGCTGGCTAACAACCCAAAGTTATTTTAAAGATTTAACAGATTTAGACTTGCGACGAGATTTATATCATGATAAAATACAAAGATTAGAAGACGAAATGACACCTTTTGGATTTATTGATGATGGTATTTCATCTCAAAAATATGAAATAGATTCTAAAGGACAACAATGGAGTGTTGTAGATTTCGACGAAGAAGAGCCGCCGACGCCCTTTCTAAGATTATAAGTTTTATACATATAAGCACATAGGTGAGGTTTCCGAATCATCCAGCATAAGAATCACAACGAAGGAGTGTACGAATGGCATTTCAAATTAGCCCAGGAGTCGCCGTAGTCGAGAAAGACCTAACTACAATCGTCCCTGCTGTATCTACTACAGCAGGTGGTTTTGTAGGTATCTTTGAATGGGGTCCAGTCGACCAGCGAGTAATAGTAGATGGTGTAAATAATCTTAGAAGCCTGTACGGCGACCCTAATGATGACAACGCCCAATATTGGTGGACCGCCGCCAACTTCCTGCAATACGGAAGAAATTTACAGGTAGTCCGAGTAGTAGATAGTGCATCATGTAGAAATGCAGTTACTATCGGCAATTCAACAACTCTTGTTAAAAATCAAGAACATTATACAGAACTAACACCCAGTGTTAAAGGGTGGATAGCAAAATATCCAGGAATCAAGGGAGCAAGTATTAAAACTTCTCTCTGTGATGACGCAGACTTCTTCAATGGTGATAAAGTCCTTAGTGGCGAACAATGGATTACAAAAGACACAAATATTTTATACGGTGGCGTATTCAGTACAGAAGTAATTTCTGGTTATCAGGGACAGGCTGTATCTGATATGAACACAGATTTATCTGACGACCATACAGGCGGCAACCAGTCTGCGATGCACACCGATGGTAAGAAGGAAGACGGCGGCACTGACGAAGATACAGATATCGGTACTGATACCGTTGTACAAGAAGCCGATTTTGAAAACGAATTGAATGTCGGTGACATCATCGTATTCACTAATGGTCAAGAATTAGCAGTTACAGAAATTGTAACTGAAGATAGAGACCCTAACAATGCATATGTTAAACTGAAATCAAATTTCACTGGTACAACTATTGCCGAAGGCACTGGTTTTCATGCAAGAGTCAAGTGGCAGTATGCAAGTTACTTTGATGATGCACCAGGAACATCTGATTTTGCTTCCAAACGAAGTGGCTCATCTGATGAAATGCACGTTATTGTAGTTGATTTTGATGGTCTTTGGACTGGCGTTGCCGGCGAAATACTCGAATCATTCTCTTTCGTTTCTAAAGCGAAAGATGCAACTTTCCCATCTGGAGCAACAGCATATTACAAAGAAGTTATTAACTTAACATCTAAGTATATTTGGTGGGGCGGCGCACATATGGATGATTACGGATTCAGTAACACAACTCCGACTGGTTCGGATTGGGGTGTTAATGCATCTGGTATTACATACAAGAAAGTCGGCCGATTCCCGTACTACGGTGATGTCAATGAATCCAGTCTCGGTGCTCTCGACACAGATTATCAAGATAGACTCAAATACACAAATGCTGACACAGACGGCGAGCCAGGAACGAACTCTAGGTCTACGAATCTAGAATTTGGTCTTGGAAAAGCAGGCCAGTCTTCGATTCATGCCGGCAGAGGCAATCAAGGACAACTTGTTGCCCACGATGAACACGAAGCAAGTTACACAACTAAAGTTTCGAACGGCGACAGAACCGGCGGATACGATTTATTCGAAGACGCCGAAACAGTAGATGTTTCACTTCTACTTGTTGGTCCAAGTGACTCAGGAGCAGTTGTTCCCGGACATGTCATTGACCTCTGTGATGCAAGAAAAGATTGCGTAGCATTCGTTTCACCATACTCCGCAACACCAAGCACATTAACTGCTTCTGATATTAAAACATTCAGAAATACAACTCTAAACAAGAGTAGTTCTTATGCAGTGATGGACACTGGTTACAAATATCAGTACGATAGATTTAGGGATGTGTTTAGATATGTCCCACTGAATGCTGATATCGCTGGTCTTTGTGTAAGAACAGACCAAGTTACTGACCCATGGTTCTCACCTGCCGGATTCAATAGAGGCAGAATTAGAAGTCTTACAAGACTCGGATATAACCCCAAGAAAACTGATAGAGATACTCTCTACGGTCTTGGCGTTAACCCAGTGGTAACTTTCCCCGGACAGGGAACAATCTTGTTCGGTGATAAGACATTACAGAGTAAGCCAAGTGCATTTGATAGAATCAATGTTCGTAGATTGTTTATTGTTCTTGAAAAAGCAATTGCAATTGCCGCAAAGTATCAACTCTTCGAATTAAACGACTCTTTCACAAGAGCCCAGTTTAAGCAAATGATTGAACCATTCTTAAGAGATGTTCAGTCCCGAAGAGGCATGTATGACTTCAAGGTTGTTTGTGATGAATCAAACAACACAGGAGAAGTCATCGACAACAACAAATTCGTTGCTGATATCTTTGTGAAGCCGACAAGGTCAATCAACTTTATACAGTTGAACTTTGTTGCAACACGAACTGGAGTTTCTTTCGAAGAAGTTGGTGGATAATTCTAAATGTCTACTAAATATACCAGTCAATACAAACAAGGAGTTAGAAACCAATGTCAATGAGAATTAACGATTTTAAAGCCGTTCTACCTGGTGGCGGCGCCCGTCCAAACCTATTCAAGGTTACTTGTGGCTTTCCAAGCAATGCAACTACAGGATTATCTGGAGTACTAGGAGCAATCGGCGGCGCAGCCGTTGGTGCCGCTTCTGGTGATATTCTTGGTGCCGCAAACTCACTATTGGGGGGCAGTGGTCCAGGGAGAAACCTAGAATTCTTGTGCAAAGGCGCACAGATTCCAGCAGGTAGTTTAGGAACAATTTCTGTTCCATATAGGGGACGCCAATTAAAGGTGCCGGGAAACAGAACATTCGCTGATTGGACTATTACAATTCTTAACGATAGTCAATATAGTGTTCGCAATGCTTTCGAAGAATGGTCTAACAAGATTAATTCGCACGATGGCAATGTAGGACCTGGAAGTATCGAAGAGATTTTCCAAGTTGCTACTGTTGAGCAATTAGACCAATCAGGAAATACAGTAAAAACTTACGAGTTTCAGGGTGTGTGGCCAGTTGAAGTGGGAGCAATCGACCTCTCAGCAGATTCTAACGACACTATTGAAGAGTATTCGGTAACACTTGCTTACCAATTTTGGACTTCTGACACCACCTCCTAATAATTAAACATGCACTCTATGTGAAAGGTGGATTAAATGCCCGACCTATTTGGTTTCTCTATAAATAAGAAAAAGAAAACCCAAGGGCAACCCAAGATTAGTTCTTTTGTTGCTCCTGAGTCCGACGATGGCGCCACGGTTATGCAAGCCGGCGGCGCTTTCGGACATTATATGGACTTTAATGGGAAGTCTAAAAACGATATTGACTTAATTAAGAAATATCGAGAGATGGC